TCAGAAGGTTAGGGGTTCGAATCCCTTCGGGCGCACTACATCGCCACCGCCGTCGGGATCATCGTCGGCGGTGGCGCCTTTTTCCAGCCAGTCAAGGTCAACGCCCGTCGCCATCGACCAAGCCATAAAGGTTGTCCGACGCGGCTTCGTTTTGCCCGATTCGGCGCGTTGCACTGTCGCGGTACCCACGCCAAGACGGTCTGCCAACTCGCCCTGGTTCAGTCCCACGTACTCACGCGCAATCATCAGGCGTTGGGCCTCGGTAAGCACCGGTACTACTCCTCTGCGGCGCCCTGCGCTAGCGATAGTCATTCGGTACCGCCTCCCACCTTCTGTCGTACGGCCATAAAAGCGCATTTTAGGTGTGATTTGTCGTAACTGCAACATACAAGCGCGATCGACAGAACCGGATGTCGTTGACAAAATGATCTAATTACATCATTGTAGTTAAATGCTGCTAGACGACGTGATTACGTCCCCAGGGGAGGGTCCCTTGCTGTCCTCAGGTGAGGCTGGCCGGATGCTCGGGGTAACCACCGTCAGCGTGCAGCGTTGGGCGCGTGACGGGCTCATCGCTGCGGAAAAGATGCCCGGGAAGACTGGCGCTTACGTATTTCGACGTTCAGAGGTGGAACGTGTGCTCGCGGCACGCATTGCTGAACGTCTCGCCACCGGGAGTGGGGCATCCAAGGTGGTTGCCTCGTGAGCCTTGGCTCTGGACGCCCGACTGGACTATCCCTCGGGGAGTTCGACGCCCTCGACCTTGGCCTCCAGTTCGATCAGCGCGATCAAAAGCGCATTGATCATGCTCTGATTGCCCTCAAGGACCTGTCGAACGGTCGCGTTGTTCGCGTCGGGCACGTCTTCGATTGCTCGCGCCACGCGGTCGCGGAGATCATGACTGATCGTCAGTCGCTTATCGAAAGCGATAGCGCGTATCTGAGCGAACGGCATGAAATCGGCTGCGCTGCCAGCATCGGCGCCGGGGTCCGATTCGTCAACATCATCTACGGACCGCTCGCGAGGCGCCGATTCGTCAAGGGCATCAGCAAGTTCGGCCAGTCCTTCTGCGAGGTGCCGCTGATAGTCGTCATTAGACGCGTGTACTGCCTGGAGGAATTGGTAACGCGCCCGGCTCGCACTCATAGTCCTTCTCCTTTGTTCGCTAGCGAATCCAAGACCGAGCGTAGGGGAGCCCTGCGCCCGACGGCCCGCCAATAACTGAATAAAGGAAATACCCCAGCGGGCCGGGCTCAATTTCCCGCCAAGAAAATCACGTACCCGGACCGCTGGGGCCACTGCAACCAGGTTAGGAGAACCCTGGCATGTCCCACCGTAACCCCGACAACTATCAGCGCGCCGGAAGCGTCCGCATCGCGATCATGCGACACGCATTCTGGACCGTCGCCGCACTTGCCCTTATCTACGCCCTGGCGATGCTATTCGCCTACCAGTACACGCAATTCGTCATCTGCATGGCGCTCGTCCTCGTGGCGTCCTGCATCGATCTGTGGGTGCACCGTCGCGGGCGCTACCGCGATCGGTCGGCCACGCTGTTGCTGTCCGCTGCCATAGCCATCGCGGTAACGGCATTGTTCGCGCAGGTCGGGGTGATCGCATGATCATCACCGACAAGACCCCAAATGTCATGCAGATCAACAAGGTAATCGACAAGACCACTGCCGCGATGACTGCGCTCGCCAAAACTGCCGAATCAGCCGGAATAGACCTGCGGCCCGAACGCGACGGCATCGAACGTGCACTGACCCACTTCTTCACCAACCTTGACACGCGAGAGTCGGCCAGCGCCGCAAATACGGGCGGTGCGTAATGCAGAAACCCACAAAGGCATTCGCTGACATGCTCGCCGAGACCGCCGACCGCTTGGAGGCGGTCCTTATCGAGATGTACCCGGACGGCGGCAACCAAGACGCCCTGATGGTCAGCCCGGATTTCTTGCGGCGCAAGTCCATTGAGTACACGCAGATCGCAGGCCAGCGCGCTGACAAGGCACTGGCCTACCTGCAATCCAAGAACCGCGCATCGGGCTGAACGTGCCGATCCGGCTGTTGTTCACGCCCGATGAATGTCGCAAGTACGGCCGCTGCCTGTACTGCGGCTGGCACCCCGTGCGGCAAGGCCACCACAACGACTGCCCCAAGCGCCCACGCCCGAAGCCGTCACGGCGCACAACCCCACCAGCACCCAGGAGAAACCCATGACCGAACTCGTCACCGCCACAGCCCGACTGGCAGGAAAGCAACAGGGCCAGGAATTCACAGTCGAACTACCCGGAGAGCCAACCGTCTGCCCGCAGCTGGTCGTCACCCCTGCCGTTGCCGTGGATCTGGACACGGACAGGCCCTACTTCACCGGCGGTGTGCGGCTGACGCACGTCGGCACCGGCCGCTCCGTAGAGAGCGATTGGCGCAGCCACCGACTGCACAAACTGGCGCAGATGCTCACCGACCAATTGCCAGATTTCGATTGGGATTTCACCGATATCGGCCACTTCTATGCCCATCCGACCAAGCGAGACGCCGCGTACGTAGTGATCCGTGAGTGGCATATGTCCGACGCCCAGCAAGGCCCGGTCAACTTTATGGATGACGACGAGAAGACGAAGGCCGCGCGCGAAAGTGACCCTGCCGGAACGCTGCTCGCCGAGCAGCTCGACTGGTGGGTCAAACATGCGGAGAGCTACACCAACGGCCTGGACTGGGACAACCCCGACCACCAGCGGGCACGCATGGCAGAGATCGGGGTGAGCTGCCAGGGCTATTCGACCATCTATCTGCTCGCCGTGTTGCGCGCGATCGACCCCAAGGTGGCAGACATCGCCGCCCGCGATCTGGTCGCCGCGTGGGACGCGGGCGATGCCCTGGGCGAGTGGGTCTGGCAATGGCGCCAGGAATTCGCAGACGGCAAGCCGCTGGGTCTGCGCGGCATCCCGGCCCGCGACCTGCTCATCGACTTCACCGTCTGAGCCGGGGGTGCCGTGATGGCTTTGCAAGCGGAACATGCGCGGTTCTTCTGGTTGTGGTTGATCGGTTCGGCCGGATTCTCCATCTTGGGTGTCGTCACGCATGCCGTGCTAGGTAGTGCGCGTTCGCCGTTGATCGCCTCGGTGCTCGCGGTCGGCATTGTGGTGATTCAGCTGTGCGCCACCTATGGCGTGCATGCCTTGGTGCAAGCGCGGATCGTCGGGGCGGCATATCGTTTGGCGCTGGGCATCGCCGCCGCGATCGCTCTCGGCGCGTTCGTGCTCAACTTCGTGGCGCTGCGCGATCTGGTGATCGTGTGGGCGGGCACCGCTGCGATCATCGCGTGGATTGTTCCGCTGATAGTGGATCTGGGCATGACGGCGAGCACCGTTGCGATTCTGGCACTCACCGAGGCACAACGCGCTGCGCAGCTGCACACTGCCGCGCAGCTCGATACACAGTTGGCGCCCTCGGTGCACGTCGAAGTGCACAACACGATGCACACCCAAACGCCTGCCGCGCGTGACGGGGCGCTACCTGCGCGCGACGACGAGGCGCACCTACTGGCCGCGCAGCGCATCATCGCGCAAGGGGCGGTGCGCATTGAAGCCGCACGGATCGCGTCGGTGCTTGCCGTACGCGCGCAAGGGGTCAACTCCGCGAGCATCATCGGGCGCCGAACCAACGTCCATCACAAGACGGTTCAGCGCATCTTGGACGCCGCGTGACGGGCCGGGGCGGTGCTCACTGCCCAGGTTCGGGATACGACACGGGCCGCCCAGCGAGCAAGTTCCCTTGGCACACCTGCTCGTTCTGTAGTCGGTACTACCCGACCAACCTCGACGGTCGCATCCGCAAGCACCGCGGCCTACCTCGTCGCGCTGACGGTGGTTGCCCTTACGCGTGCGACCCGACATGTGACTTCGCCTGCTACGGGCCGAAAAAGGGGGCGTCCCACGATGGCTCCTAACGCACCGGGGGCCGTGGTGCGGCGCATGTTCGCGCTCTTGCACGAGGGCGGCGTGGGTGGCGCCCAGCGGCGCCCGGACCGGCTGGCCGTGGCCTCGTACGTCACCTGGCGGCGCATCGGCTCGACCGATGACCTTTCAGAGGCCGATATCCGGGCCATCGTCGCGGCGCTGGAGTACTGGCGTTTGGCCGGCCAAATCGAGTACCGGTGCCGCCGCATCGCTGAATCAATGCACAAGGAGATGAACGCATGACCGATGTGCACGGTGACGAGTCCTTCTTGGCTCGTGTGGCCGACATACAACGCCGTGAGGCACCCGAGCGGCGTAGGCAGTGGATTCGGCGGGTGCTGGGCTGCACCGAACTCACAGCGGCGCAGCGCAACGTCTTGCTTGCCCTAGAGACCTTCGCCGACTATCTCGACGGCTCCAACGCGCACCCCGGCGAAATCAACCTCGCCGAAATCTGCGGACTCACCACACGAGCCGTGCGGACCGCGCTCGGTAGGGGATGCGAACTCGGCTTGATCAAGAAGACAGCAAACGAAAATCCACGAGCAAGCCGCGCGGCGGTGTACCGATTGCTGCTCTCGGATGAATCCATCACCGGAACAGCGGTTCCGGTAAAAGAGTCCATCACCGGAACGGCGGTTCCTGTGTACAACTCCACCACCGGAACGGCCGTTCCTGTGTATAACCCCCATCACCGGAACGGCCACGACACCATCACCGGAACAGCCGTTCCTCCCACCAAGTCAAGTACCAAAACTACAGTGTTACGTAACTGGGGTACGTCACCAGCGCCGCATATCGCCGAAGACACACACCCCGATCTGCCCTCGCGATTCTGCGACGCTCACCCGCTGGGCACTCGGCGCAAATGCCCAGACTGCGCAAACGCGCGTACAGCTTTCACCGCGTGGCAAGACCACCAAGCCGAGCGTGATGTCCAGATCGCCCAAGCTGACGCCCAGCGTCGCCACGAGCTGCGCGTCAACTGCCCGTGGTGCCACGGCACGAGCATGCGCGAGATCGATGGCGAGACTGAGGCTGTCGAGAAATGCGACCACAAGCCCCCACAAGGCCGTAGAACCCTGGCGCTGGTGCCACCACTGCCAGGCGGCGCCGAAAACGTCAGGGCGGCGCAATGAGAGCCGAATACGTGCCCGACGAATCCGACTACGACCAAGCCAACTTTCAGCGCGGGCCGCGCCGCCGCCGACGTAGCGGCCCCGGACCGGTCTACGACGCCTACACGGTCACGGGCGCCCTGGGCCGGGAATGCCCCCGATGCGGAGCCGCCCCGCGCCAGTACTGCCACGCCCCAGACACCACCGATCACCAGACCAAAGGCCCTTGCCTGCAACGACTCTCAGAGAGGACCGATAGCTGATGGCCACCGAGTGCCGCAACAAAGCCTGCAAGCGCCCTTCACAGCTGTTCCTGTGCACCGACTGCGCCACCGTGTTGGGCAACATGCTCGATGCGGTACCCGAGCTGCTGGCCGAACTGGACGCCCGCATCCAGAAGCTCGACCGTGTGCCGCGCGGGACGATCGGGCGCCGCCGTGGCGCCTCGGATCTGAACGTCATGGACTTCGATGCCGCCGAGACCGCCCGCAATACGCGAAAGATGCTGCGCCGCTGGGTGCAAACCGTCGCACAGCGGCACACTGGGCGCCCGATACCGGGCCTAGACACCGTCGAGACACGCTCGCTGGCGCGCTGGCTACAGGTCAACGTCGAAGCCATCGCCCGACTCGATATCGCCGGGGACATCTACCGCGACATCAAAGCGTTAGTGGGCACCGGCGATAGGGGCGGCGAGCTTGTGGCGGCCATCGACCGGCGCGAGCGGCACTTCGCCGGGCCATGCCCAACCGTTCGAGGCTGGGACGACACCGGCCACGTCATCGAATGCGCGCACATCCTGTACGCCGGGATTGGTGATCGGGTCGTTGACTGCCCCAAGTGCGGGCAGGAGATCGATGTGGAGCGCAACCGCGACAAGGCGCTGCGGACCCGCGATCTGATGACCATCACCACGTTGCTCGATGCGCTGGCCAACATCGGAGAGCCGGTGCACGCCGATCAACTGGGCCGCTGGATCGCCGCTCAAAGACTACGGCCACGCGGCTACATGCACCAGGGCGGCTTCGTCAAAACCCAAGTGCGCAAGGATGATCCGGTTGTGTACAGCTTCGAGCGCGCACGTAAGCTGGGCCGTCGAGATCGACAGCTCACCGCAGGCAATACGCGATGACGGCCGCGAGCTTTGCGGCCAAACATGCGGGCCAATGCCGCAACTGCGGCGCCAAGATCCACATCGGAGCCCTGGTGTGTTCCCTGCACGGTCAGATCGTGCATAACCAGTGCCCCACCGGCGGTGATGACTACCGGTGGTGCCCGCACTGTCGCATCATCCACGCCGGACCGTGCCCATGACCGGGCATGAGTGCGGCTAACCCCGGAAATGTCGGGAAACACGCCGCCGGAAACCTCAATACCGATTTTGGGGACGCTGACCAGCTAGTATTGCTTTTCGAGTCGCTACCCCCATGCCCGAAACCCTTCGGACCTGGGGGTTTGTTCGTTTCCAGCTAACGTCAGCGGGGGGTGTGAGATGGCGACCGTTTCGCGCAACACCACAATCCGCGACCAGCACCGGCGCATCATCGCAGCCGACAAGCCGCCATGCGCATACCGGCACTGCCTGTTTCCTGGTGAACCAATCGACTACGACGCTGACCACCTCGACCCCCGATCCTTCGTTGTTGACCACATCACCGCACGCAACAAGGGCGGTCCCGACACCCTCGACAACAAGCAGCCCATGCACCGGGCATGCAATCGCGACAAGTCCGACAAGGACATTGATCTGCTCGACGGTGGCGTGACGTTTGTGACCGACCGCTGCTGGTGGCAAGGCCGCTGACCTTTGATGGACGAGCGCAGCGCCGCCGCGTATCGGAAGCTGGATGAAGTGGTCCGTGAACTGACGGCGATCACCGAAGACGAAAGCGACCAAGGCGAACCCCGATACACCGCCACCGATTACGTGCTCATTGTCGGCGCACAGGCGATCGATAACGACGGCGACCGCGTCGGATACATCACTGTCTACCCACAAAACGGTTCGCAGCCGTCGTACATCACCACGGGCCTGGTGGCGCAGGCTGAAGGATTTCTCGCCGCCGCGACCGACCCTGAGTGATGGCCGAACTCATGCCCCCACTTGGCTTGTAGACCCCCTGGGGGGGCGAACCCGAGGGGTCCGGCAGCCGCCCCTCATGGCTTAGGCGATCCTCTCTCCCCGGCGTTTTCTTTATTTTCCGATTCAGTGGTCAGGAGGTGATCAATGATGGCCAGACATCCGGATACTCCCTGCTCAAGCTGCGGCAAAATGCTATGGGGGGGTAGCAGATCACTACCGGGGGGAACGCGCCAGTGCCAGGACTGCCGCGAAGCCGGTAAGCCCAGAGATCACGTCCTGTTCCCTGACGCCCCTACCGCCCCGGTGCGTCATCTGGCCCTGGTGCGGCGCGACGGCACCCTTGCCGATGCCGTCGCGCCGCCGCCCCCGGCGCGCAGGGAGCCCTCGGTGTTGTCGGCTGCGCAGTCCGGCAGTGAACTTCAAGAGCTGAGCGCGATGAGCGCGCGCATCGCTCGTTCGATCGCTGACCCCGCGACCAATGCAACCGCTTTGGCGGCCCTGGTGCGGCGCCAACTCGAATTGCTGCGCGACATCGCCGAACTCTCCGGTGAGCCGATCAACCCCGACCGGCTCACCGCGATGCGTGCCCGCGTCGCCCGCGCCTTAGATGATGCTCGGACCAGCCCTACCGCGTTGTCGGCCTTGACACACCGCCAGAGCGAAATCAGTCGTGAACTGGCCGCGTTGGCTGCTGCCGCTGGCGAGGGCAACCACGGAGCGGTCATTGCCGCCACCAGCGATGAACTCTGGGACTCCTCGGCTATCTGAGGTCGCCCGCCATCTGGTCCAACCAGCCGGGATTGTCTCGACCGCGTGGCCCAAGGTGCGCGACACCTGCGCCAATCTCGGTTGGGGCTTTGACAATTGGCAAGACGGCGCGGGCCGACTGATCTTGGCGCTGGACGCCGAGGGTCTGTATGCCGCTGACACCATCGTCATTTCGATCCCCAGACAAGTAGGCAAGACCTATCTCGTCGGGGCCATCGTGTTCGCCCTGGCCCTGATCATCCCCGGCCTGACCGTGATCTGGACCGCGCACCGATTCAAGACCGCCCGCGAAACGTTCGACTCGATGAAAGCCATGGCCAAGGGCGAGAAGTGTTTTCCACACATCGAGTCGATTTCGGACTCACACGGCGACGAAGGTATCCGTCTACGCAACGGTTCACGAATCTTGTTCGGCGCCAGAGAAAACGGGTTCGGTCTCGGATTCACCGGAGTCGGTGTACTGATCCTCGACGAGGTGCAGCGAGTCACCGAAAAGGCCGTGGACGACCTGATCCCGACGATGAACACCGTCGCCAACCCGCTGCTGTTCATGATGGGCACTCCACCGCGACCCACCGACCCCGGCGAAGTGTTCACCATGGCACGCCAAGACGCTCTGGACTCCGTCACCGGCGGCGATGAAAATCCCGTCTCGGTGCACGGTGTCAGCACGGAACTTTCGCTATATATCGAGATTTCCGCCGATGATGACGCCGAGCTCGATGACCGCGCGCAGCTGCGCAAGGCCAACCCGTCCTACCCGCACCGCACCGGCGAACGCGCAGTCCGCCGCATGAGAAAACTGCTGTCCGACGACGCATTTCGCCGCGAAGCATTCGGCATCTGGCCCAAGGTCAACGTGCATCAGGGCATCGTGCGCGCCGCCCGCTGGCGAACGCTGGTCGGTATCGGACCCGACGATGGCATTGCCCCCGATGCGCTGGGGGTCGATATGTCTCACGGTATGGACATCTCAGTTGGGGCGGCCTGGATCGCGGGGGCGCAGGCCCACATCGCCGAAGTGTGGGCAGGAACCGACGTGGCTGCCGCGATCGACTGGGTCGCGATGGTCGCCGGGCGCCGTATCCCGGTTGTCATCGATGATCTGTCCCCGGCCGCGCAGATGATCCCCGGCCTCAAAGCACGCGGGGTCAACGTGATCCGCTCGACAGCCCGCTACATGGCCAAAGGCTGCCTGTTGTTCCAAACCCGCGCCAAGGCAAGCACATTGACCCACGCCGACCAGGAATCTGTGACAGAAGCACTACAGGGTGCGCGGCGCCGACCGATCGCTGAGGCCGGCGGATGGGGTTACGACCGCCGCGACTCGACCGCGAAAATCCATCCGCTCGTGGGCGTCACCCTGGCCCTGGCCGCAGCGACCGAAAAACACCGCCCCGCTGCGGATTCAACTCGATCAGGAAGGAGGGCAGTCGTTCTGTGAAGGTTTCAAAAATCACCCTGCCTGGCCTGGATAGCGACGAAAATGCCTTGCTGAATGGGCTTTTGCAGCAGCTCGCAGATTGCCAGCCGAATAACCTTCTACGCTCCTCGTACTACGACGGCAAAAGGGCCATCAAGAAAGTCGGCGAGATCATTCCGCGCCAGTACTACATGCTGGGGCTGGTGCTCGGATGGTCCGGCAAGGCCGTGGACGTGTTGGCGCGCCGTTGCAACCTTGACGGCTTTGTCTGGCCCGGCCAAGACCTTGACTCGCTGGGATACCAAGAGGTTTGGGACGACAACTTTTTCGGGGCAGAATCCAGCAGCGGCATCATCTCGTCACTGATCCATGGCCCCGCGTTCTTGATCAACACCGAGGGCGGCACCGATGAACCTAAGTCGCTGATCCACGTCAAGGACGCTCTTAACGCCACCGGCGAATGGAACCCGCGCATTCGCCGACTGAATAACCTGCTGTCGATCATTGCGTGGGATGAGGATTCGCGGCCCCGAGAGCTTGCGCTCTACCTACGAAACCGAACGGCAGTGGCCAAGAAGGACGGGCGCCGCTGGGAAGTTCAGTGGAGCGAACACACACTGGGCGTGCCCGCCGAGGCGCTGGTCTACAAGCCACGGGTGGGGCGCCCCTTCGGGTCCTCGCGCATCTCACGGCCGGTGAGGTCAATACACGACCGCGCGCTGCGCGAACTCATCCGCACGGAGGGGCACGCGGACGTTTTCAGCTATCCCGAGCTGTGGATGCTCGGCGCCGACACGGGGATCTTCAAGAACCCCGACGGCTCCCTCAAGCCATCCTGGAAAGTGATGCTCGGGCGCATCAAGGGCATCCCGGACGACGAGAAAGCGCTCGACCAAAAGAACGCGCGCGCCGACATCAAACAGTTTCAGGCCGCAAGCCCACAGCCACACATCGACCTACTGCAACAGTGCGCCAACGAATTCGCGGGCGAAACGCACCTACCCGTGTCGGCGCTGGGCGTGCAAGCCCGCACCAACACCACGACCGCCGACGGCTCCGACAACGCCGAAAAACAGCTCACCGCCGAGGCCGAGGGCGCCACCGATGACTGGTCACCGGCCCTGCGCCGGTCGATGATGCGGGCGCTGGCCATCAAGAACAACGAGAAGACGGTGCCCGACGCATGGCGGTCCATCGACTCGAAATGGCGCAATCCCGCGTACATTTCACGATCGGCACAAGCTGACGCTGGCCTCAAACAACTATCGGCGATCCCGTGGCTTGCCGAGACCGAGGTCGGCCTAGAACTGGTGGGCTTGTCCAAGCAGGACATTGACCGCGCCCTGGCCCAACGAGACCAAGCCCGTCGCGCCACCCAGGTCGCCTCGCTGGTAGACAAACTCACCGGCGCTCAGATCCCCGACCCGGCGCCGGGTGCCGCCTTGCAGGCCGCACGTGAGGCGATCGGCAATGGTCCAAGCGGTTTCTGAATTTCAGGGGTTACTGGCCGCGCTCGGCGCCGAGCAAGCCGCCCAGCTGACTCGACTACTGGCGCGAACCGACCGGCTCAACCGGACCGAACTGCTGGCGTTCATCACCGACGCCTACCCCGAGGCGATCACCCCGTTCCTTACCGCCGCCACCGTCCTGACTGCGCAGTGGTACGACGAACAACCGACCAGCTCGACGTACACCGCTGCACCCGCGGAACTGGACCCCGCAGCACAGCTGGCCGTCTCGGGGCGCTGGGCGATGCTGCAAACGGCCCCGCTGGATGCCCTGACCGGCAGTGCTGCTCGCGCGCTTTTCAATGCCTCACGAGAGACCGTGCTCACCAACGTGATCGCAGAAGCCGGTGCGCGCTGGGCACGGCACGCCTCGGCCAATGCCTGCTCGTTTTGCCGGCTCATGGCCACTCGAGGCGCCGTGTACACCTCGCAAGCCTCGGCCACCACAGTCACCGGACGCGGTGCGAACCTGGAGATCTCCGACCGGCACGCAATCGCCGCCGGGCAGATGAGCAGAGACGAAGCCCTGCAACGCCGCTCGGTATACCGCTCACAGCGGCTCGCGGCCAAGGCAGGCAAGACGGTCGGCGACAGCCGTATCGGCGCCCAGCGCGGCACCAGGAGCCCCGGACAGCGCTACCACGACCGGTGCCACTGCATCGCAGTCATGGTGCGCCCCGGCGACACATACCAGCCACCGGCCTATGTCGAGCGATGGGAACAGGACTACCTCGACGCGGTGAACGCCACCCGCGCAGCCGGGCAGACCAAAGGCAAATACGTCGCCATCGACCTCACCGCCATCATCCGGCACATGGACCAGGCCCAGCGATAACCCGGCGCCACCGGCGCCCCACGAACCCCCTTAGCCGAAACGGCCGAGGACAACCCGAAATGGGAGAACACCGCATGTCCGAAAACACCGCTCTGCCAGTCCATCCGATCACCGGACTACAGGCCATTGGATTCACCCGACGCGGCCCCGTGTGGCCCGTACAGGGCGCATCCGAACCGCCGCCAGCCGGGGGAACCGAAACGGAACCCAAAAGCGAACAGCAGCAAGCGATCACGCTGCCCGACGATCACCCCTTGGTGAAAACGTTGGCGGCGAACAAGACTGAGATCAAGGAACTCAAGGCCAAAGCTCAGCGCCTCGACGAAATCGAAGAGGCGCAAAAGACCCAGGCCGAAAAGGACGCCGAACGCGTCACCAAGGCCGAGGCCGAGGCCGCAACGGTCCCGTCCCGTGTGGCCGCTGGGCTCAAGGAGCACCTGGTCGCAATCCACAAGATCGACGCCGAGGACGCCGAGCTATTGCTCACTGCCGATGAGCCCGAGCTACTGCTCAAGCAAATCGGTCGTCTCCTTGAGCAATCGGACAAGCAGAGCAAATCCAATCATGTGCCCCGCGAGGGCACCAACGGACGCGTGAAGCCGAGCAGCATGCAGCAATTCCTTGACGAGCTGTCTGGCTAAAACACGCTGACAACAAAGGAGATACAAGCAATGACCGCACAGAGTACCGATCTACTTCTGCCCACCGAGATCGCCGAAGGCATCGTGGAGAAGGCTAAGACCAGCTCCACAGTCGCGGCGCTATCGGCGCAGGAGCCAATGCGATTCGGCAAGGTCGAAATCATCACCTTCGATGACGACCTCACCGCCGAGTTCGTAGAGGAATCGGGGGCGAAAGGCTCCGATGACGCCAAGCCCGAACACGTCACCGCCGTGCCGCACAAGGCAGTGGTGCAGATGCGCACCTCGGATGAATTCAAGAATGCGGACGACGAATACAAGCTGGGCGTCTTCGCCAAGTACGAGGAGAAGTGCTCCCGAGCCCTGGCCCGCGCCTTGGATCTGGGTCTGTACTACCGGCTCAATCCGCGCACGGGGAATGCTTTCGCCGCCTGGACCAACTACCTGAACTCCACCACCAAGCGGGTGGAGATCACGGCCACCTCACAGCCTGATCTGGATTTCGAGGCCGCCGCTGGCCTGGTCATCGAGGATGGCTACAGCGTCAACGGCATCGCGTTCGATCCCAAGTACGCGTGGAAGCTGTCCACGGCCCGATTCAACGATGGGCGCAAGAAGTACCCTGAACTGGGCCTGGGCGAGGGTATTTCGTCCTTCGAGGCCGTGCCCGCGTCGGTATCGTCCACTGTCTCAGGTAAGGCCAAGGACGGCGATGCCACCGACAACAAGGTGCGCGCCATCCTCGGCAACTTCCGCAGCGGCATCCGCTGGGGAGTCCAACGCGAATTCCCTTTCAAGATCCTGGAATACGGCGACCCGGACAACAAGGGCCGCGATCTGGCTGGCCACAACGAGATCCTGCTACGCACGGAAATCGTCTACGGCTGGTACGTGTTCGCGGACGAGTTCGCCGTCATCGAAGACGCGGTGACCCCGTAATGCCGAGGTACCGCAACACGGTGGGCGGGTCCGTCGTCAACATTGACGACGGGCTCGCCACCCGCCTCGGCATCACCGAGAACCCGGACTGGGAACCACTGGACGCGGCCACCTCGGCGCCAGCTGAAGGCAAGACGCCCACCAGGGGCAAGCCTGCGCGTAAACCTTCGATCGAATCTGAAGAGGCCAAGGATGCCAGCGGTAGAGATCAAGACGACTGATCTCGAAGCTTTCGCCACCATCCCGGAGCCGAAAGCTACCGCGATGATCGCCGACGCAATGGCCATGGCTCTGCTCGTCGCGCCGTGTCTGGATGACCCGCAGCTGACCACCAAGAAGGCCGCAGCGGCCAAGGCGATCATCCGGGGTGCGATCCTGCGCTGGCATGACGCCGGATCGGGCGCATTGTCGCAAGAGCAGAAGACGGCCGGACCGTTCGCCCAATCACAAACGTTCGACACTCGGCAAGTACGGCGGGCGATGTACTGGCCCAGCGAAATCGAACAGCTGCAATCGATTTGCCGTGCCGACGATGACGCATCGGGCGGCGCGTGGGGATACGACGTGCTCGGATCATCCGGGCCGTCGCACTCCCCGGTCTGCACGCTGAACATGGGCGGGGACTACTGCTCATGCGGGGCCAATCTGACCGGCCAGGAACCACTGTGGGAGACCACCGCCGATGACTGACTTTCCGCTGCCGTTCAAATGCGACCAGCTCGCGTACATCCCCGGCGACGAGAACAGCCACGGCAACCCCGATGAGCAGTGGGCCGCGCCGGTGGAGCGTGATTGCTTCTGGTGGGACCCGTCCTCGACTGAAATTCCGATGTCGCCGACCGCAGGAAGCCGCGCCGTGGCTGACCGTTACCTGGTCGTAGCCGCGTCGGTGACGGTCGATCACCGGGACAAGTTCACGGTCAACGGGCACGAGTTCACCGTCTCCGGGCTACCCGAAGATTTCAACCACGGCCCTTTCGGATTCGACCCGGACCGGCTCGTGATCGAACTGAAATGGGTGGGGTGATATGGCCGTCAAGTACACCGTCAGCTACGCGACGATCCGCCAGCTGATGACCGCGCCGAGCACGAAAGCCGAAGTGCACGAACGAGGATTGCGGTTAGCGGCCAAGGCCAACGAGGAACCCTCTACCACCGCCCCAGCGCATGACGGCCTGTACTACGAGGCGGTCGAAGCCTCCGATGCCAAACGTGCCCGTACGCGGGTGCAGACCACCGGTCCGCGCGCGGTCAACCATGAGGCCATCACCCAGGCGTTACTGAGGGCGGCATCTAGTGGCGGTTGATCTGGTCGAATTCCCGGACCTGACCGCGCTGGCGCGCGCGATGGCCTTGCAGGAGCTTGCCGCACACGGAGTATCCGGTGTTCCGATCGGATCGCGTGCTATCGCCAGTAAACCCGGTAAACCCTTGCCGCCACGGTATATTCGCCTCTTTGCGCTGCCCGGCACCGAGTTGTGTCGGCGCGTGCAGAGCGCTGTGATTGTCGGTCAGGTCTACGACACCGACGAACTCCGCTGTGCTGCTACAGCATCGAAACTCGGGGCGATCTTGCGCGCGGCGCCGGATATCGTCGTGGACACCGGCGATAACCCCATCACTGAACCGTGTGAGCTACACGGACCCTACCCATCGAATGACCCGGACCTGCCGTCGTATTCGCGGTATCAGGTCAACGTCAGCTGGACAGTTCAGTCCAGCGTGACCAGGTAACAACAGTCCCAAGGTAACCCCCTGTCGCACCGTGCGGCCGGGGTAAATGTCGTGCCCACTCGGGCGCATCCCCAAGGAGGAAAAGATAGTGGCGCACACCAATGTCAAGAACACCGGCGTATGGGTACCCAAGAACACCGGGGGCGTATTCCGCTTCCCGCTGGGTACACCCTTGCCCACCAACCCGTGGTCCCCCCGGCCCGTGATCCCCGGCTGGGACCCCCGCCTGGGCGGCTGCGATGACACCGGGGTCACGTGGAACACCAAGCGTGACACCGACAAAAAGAAGGACTGGAACGGCGACAAGGTTCGCAGTGTGCAGACCGGCAAAGACGACACCTGGAAACTCAAGTACATCGAGCCCAAGAACCCGCGCGTCATGGAGGAGTACTTCGGCAAGGCCAACGTCACCGTCGAGGAAGCCACCGCACTGCACGGAACCTTGATCTCTGCGGTGTCGAATTCTGATGTGCTGCCGCATTTTTCCTACATCGTGGATGTGTTCGACGGCCCGGACCGTAAGCGCCGGTGCATTCCCGACGCGCAGGTCGCCGAAAACGGGGATGAGATCTGGCAGTCCAAGGACTGGACCGCGCTGGAGTTCACCTATGACCTATTCCCCGATTTGGCCGGCAATACGTTCTACGACTACACCGAGCTGGACGACAAGCTGACAGAAGTCACCTACCTGGTCACCCTGACTGGCACTCCGACCGCTGGCAGCTTCGATTTCAAGGTAGCCGACCAGGGCGCCGAAATCGCCTACAACACAACGCAGACCGCGTTTCAGACTGCGGTGGCCGCACTGCCGAACGTCAAGGCCGCGACAGTCACCGGCAGCGCCGGTGGCCCCTTCACGGTCAAGGTCACCACGGCCGGTGTGGCGCCGGTGTCCGTCGATGGCACCGACCTGACCGGTGGCGGTGTGTCGATCAGCATCGCACCGTAGTACCTCCTCTATACCCCACCCCGCGCCGTTTAACACCTTGGGCGGCGCGGGGTGGTCACACAAAAACCAAGGTGACACAAGACATCTCAGTGAGCTAAGAAGTCAAGCGGCTAGGTTGAGAGGAGGTGGGAACGCGTGGGATTCGTTGTAGCTGGTGCCGGTTTGAAGGCAGTGGTGCAGTTGGCCGAGGAACTTGTTGAACAGGTGGCGTTGGGCTTGCCGGTTCCAGTCTCCGTGTTCTCGCCGGGCCTGGTAGTGGCGCATGGCGCCGGGCGAGGCTTTGAGGGCGGACAACGCCCAGATGGATCCGGCGGCGGCGAGGCGGTTGTTTTTGATGCGCCGGTAGGTGATGACGGTTTTCTTACCGCTGGAACGGGTGACGGGAGCGGACCCAGCGAAGGCTTTCAGGCCCCGAGCATCGGCGAATCGTTCGCGGTCGTCCCCGATTTCAGCGAGCACCCGAGCGCCAACGAGGGTGCCCATGCCGGGGAAGCTGCCGATCACGGTAGCGTCCGGGTGCTGTTCAAAATGGTCGCGGGCCGCTGCTTCCAGGTCGTCGGAGGCTCGGCAGGTGGCGTCGAATTGGACCAGCAGTGCGGCCAACTGGATGCCCATCGCATCCTCTACGACCGTGGGCTGGCGCAAGTGCTCGCTGCGGAAGATCGCGTGCAGCCGGTCGGCTTCCTCGTTGATACCGCGGCTTCGACCGGCTTTGGCCAGCAGCGCACGCAGTTTGGTGCGGGTGAGCTTGGCGGCCTTGGCGGGTGTGGGTGCTGCTGCGAGGATGGTTCGGGCTTCGGGCCGAGAAAGGCCGCCAGCAAGGGGTGTGAAGGCGTCCAGGGCGGCCGGGTGGAAATCTTTGAGCAGATTGCGGATCTGGTTGCCGAGCCTCTGGCGTCCCCAGACGGCATCTTGTTGGGCGCGAGCCAGGACTCGAATAGCTTGGGCCAGTTCGGTGTCTGCGGGCAATGGCCGGTGCGCCGCAGCATCGGTGCGCAGAATGTTGGCCAGCAGCACCGCGTCAGTGGCATCGGATTTAGCGCCCGCCACCTGATGGCGGGCCCGATACCGGGAAGCGGCCAGGGGGTTGAGCGGATATACGTCTCGGCCGGTGCTGCGCAGGGCCGCGACCAGCAGGCCGCGGTCAGTTTCGATCGCCACTGGGATCTGGTGGTCTGCGGTGTCGCCGGCCTCGGCGAGCAGATCGAGCAGTTGAGCGAAACCGGCTGCATCAGCGGTGATTTTCCCGCGGGACACAACCGCTCCCTCGGGGTTGATGATCGCGACATCGTGGCGCGATTCGCCCCAGTCGATGCCACAGAACAGGGTCGCCATGATCCTCCTTGGTTATTGCGGTGGTGGCTCGTCACAAGCCCTGACGGGATTACTTGGCGCCCTAATCGCGGGACTCTGCGGTCCTCCATCTCAGTAGCCATGTCGCAACCCCAGCGCGTCGCAGGACCTCGGTCTGTCCAAGAGCTCAAAGCTCGGGAGCATTCACACGGAGTTCGATCCTGCAGCGGGCTCGGACAACGACATCCCAACATGCACAGGCGGTATCCGCCGGGAGCGCCACGCCTCAATAGAGGCGTCCACGCGCCAGGCACCATAGGCAGCAGCTCCCGACGGATACCCAGCCATCGCCGGTCCGCGCCCTTCTTGTTTGAGGCATCCTCGCGGTACCCGGAGATTGATAGGCGTCAGTTGACGATAGCTACGTCAGCACGCAGACCGGGGATTGGAGTCCCACCATCCACGAACCAACAACACGATTAGGTGATTGATATGACAATGCCCGATTCCGGCAGCAACACACCCCTGAGCGTCTTCGTCGCCGATACGCCCCTCGGCGAGGCTAGTGCGGCAGCCGCCGATATGCCGACCATAGATGTTGAGCCCGAGGACAATCCGGTCGAGGAAGCCAAGGCCGTGCCGGAGGCCAAGCCCTTGCCGGGGGCGGCGGACTATGACTGGTCGGCGCACTACGGCGAGGATGTAGAGCTGTACCGGCATACGTTCCGTGACGGAACGGTGGTGGCGCTGCGCCCATTCGGGTCGGTGTTCTCTAAGACGCTGCTGTGGAAGCTGCGAAACGCCGAGTCCGAGTCCGAGGTGCAATTCACGGCCATCATGCGCGGCGGATGCCCGGCCGTTGATGTGGTGCTGGACCGGGTAGCTGCCGCCGTGCTCGATACCGATGACTACGAGTATGACCCGATCGATGATCTGTTCGCGTCGTGGATGAAAGCGGGCACCAGCACCACCGAAGACGCCGATGATGGTTTGTCACTGGGAAAATCCGGGAGCTAGCCGGGATTGTCTTTGAACACATCGACGCTATTGAGCGCGACCTGTTCTCAGATAATCGAGTATTCGAGGACCTCGGCTGGCGCGGACTGTGGGCGTATGTGACGGCTGCGCAGCCGGGGACCGCGATTCACCACGCCCGCTCCGGGGGCTTGTCGCTTGAGGCTCAGGTCGGCGCCGAACTGCTTAACGAGGTCTGCGAGCTGCATTGGCGTTACAACGCAGTGCATTTCGAGAACGGCGCGAATGTTCCGCTCCCTGAGCGGTTGTCGTTGCGGGAGTTGATCTATGGCCGTGAGCCCGTCGAAGAGATCGATTACGACGCGCACATAGCCCACAACCAGGACCCCAAGGTCCGCGCGATGCTGCAAGGAGGTTGATCGCCATGCCCGAGATAGAAACCCTCTGGATACCCCTTGCCGTCACCGGTAAGAACCTCAAACGCGACATGGAGCGCGAGGTTTCCGGCGCCGGTACCAACGCCGGGAACAAGATCGCCAAGGAGATGGAGGACGCGGCCGGGAAGGGCGCTAAACGCGCTGCTGCGCAGATTGATTCAAGTCTGGGTGCGCGCCTGGGCGAGAGGACCGGCGCCGCGCTCGGTCGGGCGTTGGGTGTCGGGCTGCGCCCGGTCGTGGGTACGGTGTCGACCCTCGGCGGTGAAGCGGGCCGTCAGTGGGTGCAGAAGTTCGCTCAACAGCTCGCCTCGGCAAAGGTCAAGGCGCCCAGGGTTGATGCGCCGATCGCTGTCGATCTGCCCGGTAATGGCGCCAGCTCTGGCGGGGGCCTGGCGGCGGCGGGCATGCTGGGGGCGATTGCCCGCGTGGCCGGTCCTGCCGCGATCGCCCTGGGTGTTACCGGTGTTGCGTACAAGACGCTTTCGGCGGGGTTTGATCGCGCGAAAAGCCTTGATGCTACCCGCTTTAAGTTGCAGGCATTGGGCAATGACGCGGCGACGGTCGCGCAGATCATGAACGCCGCGCAGGGCTCGGTGAAGGGTACCGCGTTCTCTTTCGACGCAGCGGCCTCCACAGCGGCCACGGCGGTCGCCGCAGGGGTTAAGCCCGGCGAGGATCTTGCCAAGTACCTGGGCACTGTGGCTGATGCTGCCGCGATCGCGGGCGCTGACCTGGGCGATATGGGCCACATCTTCAACAAGGTGCAGACCTCGGGCAAGGCAATGACCGATGACCTGAACATGTTGGGTGATCGCGGGTTGCCGATCTTCGCGTGGCTACAAAAGGAATACAAGGTCACCGGCGCCGAGCTGTCCAAGATGGTCGAGAAGGGCCAAGTTGACGCCGCCACGTTCCAGAAGGTCATTGCCGAGAACGTGGGCGGCGCGGCCAAGAAGATGGGCGGCACGTTCGAAGGCTCAGTGAAGAACATGGGCGCCGCGCTCGGGCGCCTCGGGGAGGCGTTCATTTCCCCGTTCCTGGGCAGCGGTACCGACGCGCTCGGACAGATCACGGTGGCAGTGGACAAGGTGGCCGGGTTCATCAAGGAGCACCAGCCTGAGATCATCCGATTCACTGCCGCCGTCGGCACCGCGTTCGCGTCGATGGCGGGCTCTATGGCGCGCGGGCTGGGCAACGGGCTGCGGTTCATCGCCCGATTCGTTGACGGCATCAAGACCGCCTCTAGCGGCATCGGTGGGTTCTTCTCGGCCCTGGGCCTAACTGATATCGGGGATGCGTTGCAGCGCTGGGGCTCTGACCGCAGCATCAACGCCTGGCTGCGCGACGCCGCCAAGTCCGTGGACGACTTCGGCAACAAGGCCACCGCCGCATCGGACCGCATCACCAAGTGGGGAGAGGACACCGCCGAAACCACCAAGATTGTCAACGCGCTCGGTGCGGCCGTGGAGGAGGTGCCCGATACCCACGAGATCGTGCTGACGGACAACTCGCCCGAGCAGATCGCCAAGCTGAACGCGATTGGTTACACCGTCAAGACGATGCCTGACGGCAAGAACCTGGTGATCCGGGTGGATGACAGCGACGCCGCCGAACGCATGCGTGCGCTGCGGACCGAACTCGAAGACCTCGTAAGCCATCCCAAGATGGTCAAAGTCACCACCGAGCTACAACAGCAGAACTTGATCGGTGCGCAGCCGGTCACCCCGACCGCCTCGGCGCCCTCCGGTCCGTTCCCATTCGCCACCAACTTGCTGCCGCGCATGTTCGGTGCGATCGCCATGGCCTCCGGTGGGCTGCGGTTCATCAACAAACCTGCCGCAGCCGACATCTACGCCGGTCGCGGCGCAGGCACAGTTTTCGCTGAAGAGGAAACCGGTGGCGAGGCGTATATCCCCTTGGCGCCCGGTAAGCGGTCTCGGTCGCTGGCGATCTTGCGCGAGGTGATGCGGCTGTTCGGCATCAACAGTTTCGCGGGCGGCGGCATCAGCGTCGATGAACTCAAGGCCATGGCCAGCGGTATCGAGGGGCAGAGCTACGGGTGGGGCGCCCCAGCCGGACCGAACTCGGATTGCTCGGGTGCGCAGTCATGGGTTACCAACATGATCACCGGCGGCACCGGACGTTTTGCCACCGTCTCCGAAAGCGGCGCCCTGGCGGCGCGCGGATTCCAGATGGGCGACCCGCCACCGGGTATCGCCGCGTACTGGGTCGGCTGGAGAAACGGAGGTCCGGGCGGCGGGCACACCGCGGGCACCATCGTTGATCCTGACGGCGGAAACGTGAACGTGGAGATGGGCGGCAAGCGCGGTAACGGCCAGTTCGGCGGCGGCGCGGCGGGCGCCCGTGACTTCCCGAGCCGGGCATGGATCGCGCTGGGCTCGGGCGATAACGGCAAGACCACCGGGGGCGGTGGGGGCGGTGCTTCGGCGTCGCAGGTGATGTCCGCGCAAGGCTCGGTGCGCCGCACCAAGGCAGCCACCGCAGCCGCACAGAAGGATCTCGATGACGCGAACGCCGAGCTGAACTCGGCGCCCGACGACAAGAAGCGTGCCGCCGCCGAGAAAAAGCGCGACAGCGCCCAACGGCGCCTCGATTCGGCCAAGGACCGCCAGGCCGTGGCCGAGCAGCGCCTCTCGGAAGTACTCGACAAGAAGGCCAAGGGCACCACCAAAGAGGCGGGCGCCGGTGACGCCGGTAGCGGCATGGGGCAGGGCCTCGGACAGGGCATCATCTCCGGACTGTTCCAAGGGCTCGGCATCGACGGCTCGGTGTTCTCCAACCCGATGGAATGGCCCAACGTCAAATCCGGAATGGCCGCGCTGAACTGGGGTTTGAACTACGCCCAAAAATGGGCCGGCGCAGGCGCAGACGACACCCAGGGCGCCCAAATCCCCCGCGCTGGCGCTGAATTGAACTTCGGCACCGAACTGGCAGACGGGGCACTGGGCGGCCTGGGCGTAACCCGCCCCAAGGAACCCGCCATGTCCGGCGCGGGCGGACCGGCCCCTGCTGGCGACACCTACAACCTTTCTGGTGTGGCGCCCAGGGAGATCATGCCCAAGCTGGAAGCGCGATCGTTCGCGGCCACCCAGCGCAACCTCGGGACAAGGCGACCGTCGTGAGTTCAAGTAAATGGTTGCGGTATGACCCCATCCTGGATCGGGCCGCAGAGCCCTCATTTCAGACGTGGACCGCTCGGGACATGGGTCCGTGGGCTTCGCAGCTGCAATCGGATCAAACCAAACGGGTATACGTCTCCCCGGACGGCCTACGCATCTACAACCTGGCGGGAGGGTTCAAGGGCAACCGTGGCGTGGTGCAGGCGCCGGGAATGAAGGGCGCCACCGGCGCATCGTTCGATCAGCTGTACTCCTCGGGACCGTGGATGCTCGGCGAGGAACCCGAGCGCACCGACTACCGCAAGCGGGTCCTGAACATCGCGTTGCATTTCGCCCCGCACATCAACGCGGTCTCCAAGCTGCGCTACCCGGACACGGGCATAGCGCTAGAACAGATTCAGGCCCAATGGTGGCGTGACTGGCCCGAAGATGTCGATCTGCCCATGGGATTCATGGGCGAGTTCACCCGCTACGACGGCTGGCACTGGATACGGGTACGCAACGGCGAACCCAACTTCGATACCGTCGAGATAGACCCGCGTGCGTACGGAAACTACTACGCCACAGCGTCAATGACGATTCACTGCCCGTTCCCGTTCTACTCCAAACGCGCCCTTACCCGCGAGTGGCGCAACGACGCCGCGAACGCGGTCATCAACGGCCGCAACCACGGCATCTTGCGCCTGCCCAACAAGGGCGACTACGAACAGTTCCCCAAGTTCATCGTCGAAGGCGCCGGGAAGGTATCGATACAGGACGGCATGACCGACCGCATGGTGGAGATCGAAATCCTGCCCTCGGACGGCATGGTGCTCGTGGACACCGACCCATCGGCGCGAACCCTGACCTCCGAACATGATCCGATCGACAACGAATTATGGAAACTGATCCGTAACAGCGAAATCCTTGACTTCATCCTCGGGGACATCACGAACGCCGACGCCGGAATCCCGATCGGGCGCCGGGTGCCTGGCGGCGTCGGTTTCATGTCCCCGATCCCTGCCGAGCAGATGGCCAATATCAAAGTCACACACACCAACCCGGCAGGAATGATCACCATGGTCATGTCGCAGTGGTACCGACGCGGGGTCGACTGATGACACCCCAGCCCTCGGCGCAGCGACGGGTGATTACCGCGCCCAGCGATGCGATCACCAAGTACCGGCTACTGGATGGTCGGCGCGAAGTGTGGCGCCGCGCAGCCAAACAGCCCCCGCTACTGCGGGTGCTCGACAAACAGCTCAAGTACCTCGGTACCCTGCGCGGCCAAGTCCGCCAAGGCGACTGGGAACGCCTCTGTGATGACACCGGCGTCGGCAAGATCCGGGTACGCCGCGATGACTGGCTGGCCGACCTCATGGCCCGTGGCACCCGCTACACCGAGGATCTGCACCTGGCGATCGACCCGAACCCGAACATCCGGTCGTGGAAAACCCGTATCGGATACCGCATTCAGTCTGTGGTCGCGGTCAAAGATGAGGACGGAACCCATTGGGTTGACCTAGAACTGATCTCGCTGCGCGAGCACGCCAAGCACATTGCCCTCATCCCGACACCGATCTCGGCCCCGGAATTTCAGCCCCTCAAAGCCTGGGTATGGGTGCAGAACTTCCGCTCCGGCATGGCGTTCACCGGGTTCCTGAACCTGCTACGCACGTTCTGGCCGTTCCTGGCACTACCGACCTCATGGGCCGACCCAGTGCACTGGCTGACCACCCGTGCCGGGAACCTTTCGCCGCTGCACTGGCCGATCCAAATACAGTTCGTCAACCCGGTGTTGGACACCTCGCGTATCGTGCCGATCGCCGCGAAAGCACAAATGCTGCACGACATTCACGCCCCACTCGGCGAAGACACCGGCGTCATGTTGATCGACTATCTGTGGCTCGAAGAGGACGAAACTAGCCCGCACCCCGAGCTGGCCGCACTCGTCGGCGAAAAGCTGGCCCGCCCCACACGCCCCTGCGTCGTGCTCGCCTTCGAACAGAAGGACGGGATTATCGGTCCCACGGGAACGGCGTTCGACGGCGCTCTCAACGCTATCGGCGCCATCCTGGATGACACCATCACCGAGGTCATTCTCCCGCTCGATGAGGACGGCGACGGCCTCACAGATCCGTTCTTTCGGCGCCTGCTCGGGGTGGCACCCAAAAAGCCTGACCTGGTGTGGCGGGACTGCAAACACTCGGGCATCATCACCAGCAGCCACCGCATGCAACGCGGAACCGCCAGCACCATCTGGACCGGGGGCCACAGCCCCACGATCCTTAACCAGGGAATCACGTTCGGAATCCGCTATGGCCTAGCACAATTGGAACAGGTGATCCCCTATCCGGGATCTGCCTATCAGCAGCCGGGCACCTCCGGGTTGGACAACATCTACCAGGGTCAGCTAGACGACATCTTCTTTGCCTGGCAGAAGTCCACCAATCCCAAGGTGGCGCTGTGGCTTAACGACTATGCCCTGATCGATCACGTCGAGCCGGGCAACGGTATCGCCTGGGTGGTGTCGAGCGCGTTGACGATCCGTCAGGGCATGGGTAAGACCATGCCCAAGGTCGCGTTCACCATGACTACCCGTGATGGACACCCCCATGTGTACGGGTTCGACTACCTGGTGGGCGATCGGGGCATGTGGGAAGTCGATTCCATTTACTACGTCAACAACATTCGCGGCATGAAGTGGTCAGTGACCGAAAAGACCGCCATGGCGCAAGATCTCACGATCGGCAAGGCCCGCGATCATGACCCGTTCGAGGCGGGCATGAAAGCACTGGCTGACGGCTGGAACGCCATCGGTTCACTCATCGGCGGCGCCGCAATCGCGGCCTAGCCGACCACCTCGAAATCCCAACCCCCGGCGCCCGCTGCGGGGCCATCTGTCATATCCCAAGGAGGACACATGCAAGCAGCACAGGGAAACCCCGCCTCGGTCGTCATCGACCACGAGCGCGGCCTCATCGAGATAGACGGCCACCCGGTGCCGTACTACGTGAGCGAGGGCGGGCCGACAACCGAGCCCATCGGTGGCCCTGAGGGCGAGACGTTGGTGACGTTCGGGTGCTTCGTGGTCGCACAGAACGTGCAGATCATCGGTAAGACCCGACGCGGCGGTGCCCCGGCATGAGCGAGCCCAAGGCGCAGAACCCCAAGGCCCGCGAGCTGCTGGACGCCGCTGCCCGCATCACCGACGCGCTGGCGTACGCGCGCGGCCCGCGCGGTGAAGTGCTTTTCCTGACCGATGACCAGCGCGTGTGTTTCGCGTTCCACTTGGCCCGCGCTGGGGTCGATGTGCATCCCGATAAGGCCATCATCAAACGCCGCGCCATCCCCGATCGCATCGGGCAGCTGACCGGCGTCATCGACTGGGTACCGGCCGATTGGGAAGACGATCCCAACGCGCCCGAACCCATCTCGGCAGTCGGCCCGGTACCACCGCCTCCTGAGCTTCCTGATTTCGATGCCATGACGCCATGGCACACCACCCCACGCATTGAAGGAGATTGGACGTGACCACAGCGCTGCCTGGTGCCCCCGTGCACCTGATGAGTTGGTTGAACATGATGCACGTGTTCGGCGTCGTCTCTGACGGCGAAACTCCGGGCCTGCGCACGTGCACGTTCGAAGGCGTCAATGACGACATCGTGGCCACCGTCCCCGTCCTCAAGGGCGATAAGGGTGATGACGGTCTGCCGTCGCCGGTCGTGGATCTGCATATCAACCCCACTATCACCAGCCCTACCCAGCTGCCCACCGATCTCGGTCTGAATGACAAGGGCAAGACGTGGTGGATCGGGGATCTGCTGTACGTGTGGATGGGCACCGAATACATCACCCGCCCAGCCGGATACCCCGGACGGCCCGGACCCACACCGCAACTGTCGTTCAGTATCGAAGTTATCGCGCCCGATCAGACCAGTGTCGTCATACCCTCGGGCACCGCCGAAAACCCCCACCTGCATTTCAAGATCGCCGCGCCGCGCGGTATCCCCGGCCCTGCCGCCGCCATCCGGGATGCGCTGGATTACAACAACATTCTTCCGCCCACCGACGGCCAGGTGCCGACCTGGGACGCCGAACACGGAAAGTGGAGGCCCGAAAGCTTCACCGGCAAACGCAGCGGCGCATTCTCCATTCCAGAGGCGGCGTTCACCAACGTCACCAACGTCATCAATGGGCGCATACCCATCCTGTCCTATCGGCTGCCGGTGCGCGATTTTCCGATCAAGATCGCAGCCACGGGACACTTCAAGGCGTTTGGCATTGATCTGAACATCCTGGACCCCTTCAAGATTGGTGCCGAGGTCCGTATCGGTGACCCGATGAACGGGCAGATCATCGGTCGCGGAAAGGGCACTGTGGCCCAGGAGACCACCGTCATTCCGCACTACTCCACCCCCGGTGAGCCCACCGTGGCGATGACGATGGACAACGAGATAGCCCTGATCAACGCCGGAGAGCAGGCAACCCTGACCGCCAACCTGGTCAACGATGGCCTGCTGGGCGTGTACGCGTTCAACCGCCAGGACGCCCAGCTGTTCGTGCAGTGGTGGGAAGTCTGATGGCCTACACGCGTGAGCTGAAAACCGTTGTGCCAGTGCTGGCGTCCGAGCACACCGCCGCTGACGATGAAACATTGGTGTGGTTGGTACGCGAGAGTTTCGAGCGGGTAGCCGCTAGCGAGCACCTGACGCTGACGAACTGGCGCGACTGCGGAGACATGGACCCCGCCGAGGTGTCCCCCAGCACTGAGCGCGAAGTACTCAAGCGGCCCGCCACCGACTACCGCTGGCGCATGTTTGAAGGCACGGCCGCGAGGTTGGTCAATGCCAGCATCAATTGACCTCGGGTCATATCCGGCGATCACCCATAACCCGGCGCAACGGCTCGACCCGACACGTGCGCGACTGCCGGTATTCGACCCCCAACAAGTCTTCAAGCAGTGGGCCGAGCTGCTTAAGCAGATGACCGGCATCGACCTGTCTAGCCCAGAAGCGTTGTTCACCAGCATCATCGGCAAACTGCAAGAGCTTCTCAGCCCAATATTCGGCGGCATCGACTTCAACCATCCACCCACACCCGAACAGGTGTGGCGGACCGTCGTCAACACGTTGATCAAGCCGCTCAATGCTTTTGCCGAGCTCATCGGCGGGCTGATCCCGTCATGGCACATCCCTGGCCTGGATGCCTCCAAGATCGTGAGCGGACAGATCGCGCAAGCGTTCCTGAGCATCACCAACGTTGCGGCCAGCATCATCTCCGGCGTGCTCTCCGGCGGCAACATTCCACCGCTGGATGCCTCGAAGGTCCAGACCGGCAAGCTCGGCAAGGACGTGATCCCGAATCTGACCAAGGACATGTCCACCGACCTGCAGGCGATGATCGACGCGGGGATCAACTCCATTCGCGACACCCCTGCAGCGGTCGGTCAGGCGGTCGAGAGTTTCGCCGATGCGTTGGCCTCGATCCCGACTCAGCTGTTCAACCAGTTCGGCGGCAACAACGTGCCGCGTGCCTCCCAAGAGCAGGCCAACGCCGCGATGGCCGCGCTGGTCAACACCGTCAATTCCCAAGGCGCCGCGATCAATGCGCTGCAAAACATCATCTCCGATGTCGGCGGCTTCAACGCCTCCATCACGTTCCGCCCTGCGGAAACCACGGTGTTCACCGGTCCGGGCACCGCGCCCTGGACACCGCCGTCCTGGGCGGTCACCGGCGAGTACGCCATCGCGCCCGCTGCTGGCGGCGGCGGTGCCGGTGAGGGCGGCTCGGGAGCGTTCGGCGTCGGCGGCTATCCCGCCGACTGGGCCACCGGCGCTTTCCCCATCGAGCCTGGCAACTATTCGATCTTCGCCGGCGGCGGCGGCCTAGGTGGCCAAGAGGAGGGCCTGGGATTCGGCGATACCGGCAGTCCCGGCGATACCTCGAAGATCACCAGCGCTTCGGGTGCCGTCATCGCCTCAGTCGCCGGGGGTGCCGGTGGCGAGGGCGCCCGCCGCGGTGGCAGCGGGCAGAACGGGAAAACCATCAGCCCCCAAGCGCTGTCGGCGTTCGGGGACACCTTCACCGCCGGATCCGGTGGCACCGGCAACGCAGGAGCCGGTGGTGTCGCAGGCGGAGGCGCGGGCGGCAACGGCGGCCTGTTCGGCAACTACACCAAGGGCGGCACCGGTGGCCCGGCCAAGATCTGGATGCGCGCACGCGCCGGAATACCTACGCAGTTCACCGCCATGGGCACCCTGATCCTGCCGACACTCAAGCTCAATACCGGGGTCGCGCAAACCGATTCGATGACCGCAGCGGGGCAGTGGCGCACTGCGGCGCCCGGTGGGGCAGCGGGCGGCTACATGCTGATCATCCGCGCCAACTCCGCGTTCACCGACTATGTGTACCTGCGGATCTGGGACGTTTCGGGTGTCACCCACTACGAGCTGGGCCGGGTCGCCTCTGGGGTGCGCTCGGCTTGGAAGAGTGGCACTAGCGGCACGGCGATCGCGTTCAACGCCTTCACCCTGACCTGCGATGCCGCCCGCACGTTCACTGTCGGGGTCAACGGGACAGCGTTCGACTCCTATAACGATTCCGGGGCGACCTCGCTGATGGGGCCGGGCTACCGCAGCGGCGGCTGGGCGTCCTCGGATTCCACACTGCCCGGCTCGATGTCACAGTTCGCGTTCCTGGACACCGGCACGCCCGCACGCATCGTTTCGGGCACCGTCGCCACGAGTCAGGGCACCACAAGCACCGCCGCCTACGTGGATCTGGCCACCACTGGCCCCTCGGTCACACTCAATGTGCCCGCCAGCGGCGAGGTCGCTATCGACCTGTCAGCGGCCTACACCTCCGGGGGTGCTGCCGCGCAAACCGGATACATGGGATTCACCCTGTCCGGTGCCAACACGCGCGGTGCCACCGATGCCACCGCTGCCTACGCGCGCACCGTCACCTCGGGCCTGTTCGGTGTGATCACGCGCCGCATCCACCTGACGGGCCTCACCCCCGGCACCACCACCGTCAAGGCCGTCTACAAAACCAGCACCAGCACGGCCACCTTCGCCGATCGCATCCTCATCGTCGAACCCAAACCCTAAACAAGACAGGAGAACCCATGGGATTCACCGACGCAGTACCACTGAAACAAACCACCTATCAGGCCATGTACTTCGACGGCACACCCGCCAGTGCCGCGCAAACCCTGTCCGTGATCGATGCGCTTTTGACCGCCCGCAAGCTGCACTACGGCATCATCCACGGCTCCCAAGAACTCGAAAACCCCACCGCGTGGCGCATTCAACTCATGCGCCGCGACGGATCAGCCGAACTCATTGCCATCGCCGACCGATGGGTCGTCGTGTCCTCGACCGGCCAAATCCGCGTACTCACCCCGGGCGACTACCGCGCCGAATTCAACACCACAGAGGAGAACTGACCATGAACCTGCCCGAAGTCAAACAGTGCACCGACTCAGCCTCGCACCTGTTCGGCACGGTCGCCGTCAAGGCGGGCGAGAACCGTTGGGGCTGCATGAGTCCGGCCAACGGGGGTCATTGGGCCACCGACGCCGAGGTAGCCGACTGGCCCACCGCCGAACTGCAGCCGTGATGCGTAACCAAGAAATCGGCCCCCACATCGAAAAGGAGTACACCCGATGAGTTTCCGTACCGTGAATGGCAACACTCACACCGAGGACGGTTGGCGGTGCTGCAATCGGGATGAGTGCGACATCGTGCGCATCCCCGAGCTGTACCTCGTGGACACCGCGCCACTGCGCAAGGGCCCGCCGCTGACCATCCTCGGCGCCTGGCTGTACTGGTATGACCGCAACGTCGAAGAAATCACCACTCCCGTGTGGGCATGGTCGGCGACCAACGACGTACTGGGAACACCGGGGCGCAACGACGGATCAAATCACCTGTCGGCCACCGCTGTTGACGTGATGGCACCCAAGTACCCATGGCAGCGCTACACCATGGACGCCGCCACGCAGGCCAAGGTCCGCAAGGGCCTCGCGCTGTTCGAGGGCTCGGTGTTCTGGGGGCGTGACTGGTCGCGGCCCGACGAGATGCATTACCAGATGGCTTGGCCCGAGGGCGACAAGCGCAATGAGGCGTTCGCGGACAAGCTGCGCGCCGGATACCTCGGCATCTACACACCCGCACAACCGGCCGAGAAGCGGTTCCCGCAAGATCTTTCCGACCGCGAGCTACTGGAGTACATCGCCGAACAACTCGGGCCAGGACATCCTGACTGGCCATCGAAGGGCATGACCCTGCGCGACAAGGTGTGGTCCAAGTGATCCGCATCGGCGACCAAAACGCGGCCGTCCGTCAATGGCGCGGCGTGATGAACGACAGATACGGCCCGCTCTACACGCGCCTGCTCGGCGAGCTACCCCGCGATACCGACGAGTTCGGACCGCGAGCCGCCGTGTGGGCCAGCGAGTACCAGCGCCGCACCGGCCAGATCCCGAACGGGCAGGTGTCCGATGATGACCTGCGCACGTTGGGAATCACACCCCCGGCGCCGCCCGCCAACCGCCACCTGGGCCTGATGTTCCGGGGTACTGGCGGCATCATCGGCCAGGATTACGTCAGCCGCGTCATGCAAGCGGTGGCCAACCTGGTCGAGGAGGTGCATCCCGAGTTCGCCGCGACCATGGGCGGTCTGCCGGTCGGCGCGGTCGGTGGCGTAAATGACATTTCGATGGCCAAGGCGGTGGATATCGCGGTGGCCGACGCCAAACGCATCTTCGCCGAGCGTTACCGGGTCAATCCCAAGGTCAAGGTTGTCATCGGCGGGTACTCGGCGGGCGCGGTCGCGGCCGCGAAGTTCCGGGCCTGGCTGCTCGATAATCATCCTGACAACTATCTGTGCTCATTCAGCATCGGCGATCCCACCCGCCCCTACGGTGGCAGCTACTACGGCGGTCCGGTCCTTGCCGGGCAGGGTATTTCGTCGTGGCGCTTCGGCGACACAGGCGACTACCGGCACTGCTGGCTGACCGAGCCCGGCGACATGTACGGCAACATCCCGCTGGGCGTCGTCGGGGACATCATGGACGACTGCTTCGACATGGTGACCGCATTCCAGCTCACCGACCCACTCGGGGCCGCTGGCGCGATCCTGCCAAAGATTCCCGAAATCGCCAGCAAGGCCTTGGGTATCGAGCTGCCCGCCGTCTTCAGCGCACTGACCAGCGGTCCTGCCGGAATCGCAGCCCTGGGCCTGCCGTTGGTCATGGGCGGGCTACAGGGCCTACTCGGATGGGGCGATGTCAACAAGCTCACCGGCCCGGCCGCTGCTGCGCAGGCCGCGATTATCGCCCTGCGGTTCCTGACCGCCAGCCCGCCTACAGCGCCGCACATCGAGTACGAATTCCGCGAAGTGTGGCCCGGCCAAACCTATCTCGGCCTGGCCATCCAACACGTCCGCGACTGGTGCACCCGCACCCCCGCCGTAGCCGCGTAAACACACCCCCCCCGAAAGGATCTCGTAATGCCCAACCCCGTACCCCAGAACGATGCCACCCGCCTCATCGTCTACGCGGCTCTGTTCATCACCGTTTTTGCCGGCACCGGCGCCCTGGTGGCCCTGGGCAAGATGGAGGCGGACGACGCGCTGCAATGGATCGTTTCCGGGGCCGGTCTCATCGGCACCGGTCTGGCTGGCCTCAAGCTCGGCCAGGACATTCGCGGCGGCGGGTCTGATGGGTCGGCCCAGTGAGCCCCGAGCAGATCCAAGCGGTCGGTGTCGCCGTTGCCGCAATCCTGGGCGGATGGCAAGCCCTCACCTCACGCAAAGTCCGCGACCTCGAGGCCCGGCTCGAAGCCGTGGAAACCGAACGCGACAGCTACCGTTCCAAGTTCATGATCGCCGTGCGACACATCCGCCAATGGATGCGATGGGCCGCCCAACACCTGCCCGGCATACCCACACCCACACTGCCACCCGAACTAGCCGACGAGGTGTAAGCCGACTGCCCTCCTGAAACGCCAAGTGCCCCTCTCAAAACTATTGAGAGGGGCACTTTTGGCCGTCGTGATCTACTTCTGCGTCTCGGTGCAGATGGTGAACTGGCGCACTGCATGCGGGAAACCACCGACGGGACCACACCCCGCGTTCGTGGTGGTATTCAAGATGACCTTGAGCGGTTTTTCTCGCCTCGGCTTCGAAGTGTCATCGCATGCTGCGCGCACAGCTGTCACCTTGCCGATACTCAGGCAATCCGCGCTACTCCACGCGTAGTCGAGACAGGCCGTGAATTGCCCCTCGTCAGGATTCATATAGAACTTGTGATCAACATCGGCGGGGCATTGTTCAGGCGTTGAAACACGCTGGATTACCTTGTAGCCGTTAGTCGCCGAGCCGCAGTCAGTAACCTTTAGCGTCGCATTGTTGCTAGGCCCATTCAGGCTCACGCACGCCCCGACCGGAGCAATGCCAGCACCGGGCACGTCTGAGGCTTGATGTGGAAACTGGCCGGGGATCTGGTCAAAGTTACTGTCCTGTGTGGCTTTAACGGGTGTGTTGTTTGATTTATTGTCGACGTTGCCAGCGCACGCCGACACTGACAGTGCGCAAACAGCAAGCACACCCACAACATTCAATGAGATCTTCACGTCACTGCTGCCCAGAAATTAGATGCCAAGCGATGGCCGCGAGGCCTGCCACGAGCAGAGCTGCAGGAACGATGAACCACTGCAACGCTGGTTTCGACTGGACGACCTTGATCGTGAAATACACCGCTGGAATGATGCTGAAAACCACCATAATTACCGAGGTCAGCACATCTTGGCTCGTGAACAGATCGACAAGACCGAACGCGGCGATGACATACAGGATCGCCGCCAGCGCAGCGTACTTTCGGCCCTCTTCATGCGTCTTCTTGAAAATCACCAGACTAAGCAGGAGCCCAACAATCACCGCTGCGAAAGTCGCAATAGTTACCGTCGTCATCAACACCCACTTCCCTTCATCGAGTCAATGCCGCTGTTGAAGGCCGCAACACCGGCGATCACACCACCTGCCGCGAAAACGGACCCCACTCCGGCCGTGCCGATCATGGTTGCGACACCGCCGACAGTGGCAACCATTCCACCGACCGTCTTGGCAAGACCCCACAACATTTCGCCGCGATTACATTGCTTCGGCGCATTCTCCTGATCTTTGATGATCTGCTTCACCTGCTCAACCTGCTCAGGTGACAACGGCTTCTCATTCGTTTGCGGCGGGCATTGCGGACAGCTGGGGTTAGGCGTGGGCACTGGGTCAAGCCCAGGCTCAAACCACCATATGGGGCTCCGGCCACCGCCACCAACCATCGGAGGCGGTGATGCAATGACATTGCCCATACTCGACGCGGCCGCCTGGCACTGCTGCTGACGCTGATCAAGCTGCTGCGTATTGTCGTCCTGCTTGTTCTGTGGCTGCTGAGTCTGCGTTGGTGCCTGACTGGGCTGCTGCTGTTGCGGCTGCTGACCTTGCTGTGGTTGTTGCGGCGACTGTTGTTGCGGTGCTTGGTAATCCGGATTCGCCTTGCCTGGCCCCTGCGTGTACGGCGTTGCGGTCTGGTAATCCGGGATCTGCGTGCCATGGGCGGGCTGCTGCGCCTGTTGGGGCTGTTGCCCGGCTTGCTGTCCCGGAACCTGTTGTGGTGCTTGCGGATTGCCGCTGTTGTAGATCGAGATTCCGTTGTTTTGATCCATCGGCGGCTGGTTGTTTCCGCCCTGATAATCGGGCATTGAGCTGGGCATTTGCGGGGGTTGGAATTGAGATCCCCCTCCGTCTGTCATGCCCCCGGTGGGTCCCGGCGGTCCCGAGGGGTCTGCGGCCACGGTCGCCACGGTGGAGAATCCGCTACCGGGCATGGTGTGGCTGCTAGCGACCTTCGCGCCGCCGATGGCAAGTGCCGCGATGGCCACCACTGCTGCTGTTCGACGCAAACCCGGCGACATGCGCCAACGATCACTCATAGCCACGTGTAGTTGACCTTCCCGAATCCTTGCTACACGCGGACCGCGCGTATAGCTGTTATCAGGATCATGGCAGACATTCCCAGGTTATGTCCAGGGAAGAGAAGAACAGTCATGTTTGCTGAGGCGAATCGGCCGGGCGGGTGTTGGCACTGAGTTGGTGAGTAACCGGCATCCACCTGGCAATATGGCAACAGCAGTGTCGGTACCGGCCGGGGAGCGCGGCAGGATTGCTGGTTGGCTACTGGGCTGCGACCGCACGCGGGCCGTCGCGTTGAGCGGTCTTGCCGCGTCGGTTCGGTCCGCCTCGGCCGCGCAGCTGGGTACCCGTCTGGGTGAGTGCGTCATGGACATACCCGTAGGAGCGGCTATGGGCGGCCGCCAGGGTGCGGATGCTGGCACCGCCCTCGTAGGCCGCTTTCAGGTCCGCGCGCTCCTGGGCACGCTCTGCCCCATGTGTTTTCATCAGTGTTCTCCCGGCCCCTACGCCTGCCCTACCGGCAATCGTCTCACCGTAGCTACGATCTTCCCCTATTTCACCGCTCTGGCTGTGCAGGGGGCCGGGCCTGCCCGTACCGCCATTGATAGCTGCGGTGATCGATGGGCGATGTTAGCCTGGGTGACGGTAATCACCAGTAGGGGGCAACACGATGTCCGACGACAAGCTGCAAGCCGATCTCGCCGCGCTGGGGAGGCTGTCGCCGCAGTTGCAGGGTTTGGCCACCAAACTGACCAAGGCCGCCAGCAGCCATCCAGGCGGTGAGTCTGGTCGGTCCCCGGCGACGGTGGCTATCGGCAAGTTGGTCGAGAAGTCGATTCCGAATGTGCAGCGGACGTTAGCCGCACGCTTGAACACGGTCGCGGACCTGTCGGCGCAGACGGTGACGCAGTTCGGGGACACCGAGGAACACGTGACGCAGACCATCCGTTCGGCAGCCGGACTGGCCCTGACTCGTGACGTACCGAGCGGGGATCGCTGATGTCGGCGCGCTCGTATCAACTTTTGTTGTCCACGCCGACGAAGGCCAATATTGAGTTGATGCGTCAGGCGATGGTCTCTGGCGTCGATATTCAGCAGATCGGCGCGGACTACAAGACGGCGGTGGAGCGTCCGGGTGGTGAGTATTGGGACGGTGCGGCGGCGGAGGCGGCGACGGAGACTGCTAGTAGCGATGAGAAGGTGTTTCTTGGTGTGGGGCAGGCGATCCTGAACGCTGCACCCGATGTGATTGATTCACTGTCGCGGGCGTTGGAGCAGCAGAATGCGTGCATTGCTCTGCATGATCAGGCCAGCGGCGATCACTACAAGATCGCTGATGATTTGACCGTGCAATGGGACGCCCCGAAAGGCGCGTCCAAGGAGCAGATCGCCAAAGGCGCGCAGTACGCCGCCAACATTGAGGCGCGGCTCAAAAGGTTGTACGACGCCTGGGGGGCTGCCGATCTGGAAGCGGCCAGCCAGGTCGAGGCGATGGATCTCGATACCCTGCTGGCCCCGGTGGGCGGTCTGGATGCGGCGCGCGGCAATGAGGACGGCTCGGCGCTGCAAGGCGGCTACGACGATCCTGAGCTGATCAAACGGGTGCGTGCGGCCGCGCTCCTGTCGCCCGAGCAGGTTGATGCGTTGGCTGCCGGTAAGACCGCGACCATCCCATCGAATCAGATGGCCTACCTGTATCAGCTGTCCCGGTCACTGGATGGCAAGACACCCGCCGAGGTGGACCAGTTCCTTAACGGGATCAAGAACCCGCAGGAGCGCACAGCGGTAAAAGATGCTTTGGCGATGGTGTCCAACAAGAACATTCACTCCGGGGTGGATAACAAAGCCGGGGTCACCGAGGCCACGCGAGGTAACTTCATCCCCACGGCGGGCAGCGTGGCGAATCTGCCCGATGGGGTGCGCGAGGCGCTCACCCGCGACGACCGGGTGCGCGTGGTGTTCGACAATGCGGCGCGCGGATACGGTGGACCGCAGACCGAACTACGCGGCGTCGGCGATATGCAGGATGTGGCCAAGATTTTCACCGGGGTCACCCCCGGCTACCTCAACGGCTCCGAAGCCGCCCACGCCATGCTGGGGGCGGCTAGCGACTATTCCAATGCCGAGATCGGCACCTGGAACAAAGACTGGAAAGACCTGGGTGCCGGTATCACCACCGACGCGCACGGCGATTTCAAATCCGCGGTGGCCGACATGTTCCACACGGCCGCCGGGGATCATGTGGACATCGCGGATATGGCCAAGAAGGCCGCCGACTTGCCCAGCACCACTGACTCATTGCTGTCGGCGATCAACGACAACCGTTGGGACGGCCAGGATGCGAAGATCGCCGAGGTATTCAACTGGGCCGCAGACGATCCCAACAACCCACTGGCCCAGCAGGTCGCCAACGCCGAGGGTCATTTCCTGGCCAACCCCGACAACCAGGCCGATCTTCGGGCGATCCCCGGAACCGAGCAGAATCTCGCAGCGAGTCAATCGTTCGCCGAAGCGAATCCTGAACTCGCGAAAACCGCAGCACGACTTGACGGGCCGCATATCGCCGAACTGTTCGGGGCCGACAATGCGAATGCCCCGGAGATTAAAGCGCTTCACGACGCCGACCAGGGCAAGAACCTGATGGCCAACCTGGACCGCAACGAAGACGCCGCCAAAATCATCAACGGCGGCGCCTACAACGAATACATGCACAACCTGTCCGATGCCGCCCACATGCCCGCCAGTGCTGAGCGGGACAACGCTTTTGAAGTAGGGGGCCGGATCAAGGAGGGCATGCTCGAAGGCGCCACCGACGCACTACACAAGCCAGATGAACCGTCCGCCAAGAAAATCGGAGAATGGATCAGCGGCCAGCTCGGCGCCGACAAGGTACTCAATCCCCTTGAGGCCATTGACCACGCCGCCCAAGGCGACGCCAACCCCGGCGACGCTGCCAACAAGATGGTGGGTACCGGACAATTCGGATTCAACACCCTCGACAGCCAATCCGCCATGCTCAAAGGGCTACTCCAGTCCAACCCAGACCTCGCGAACTACCCCGGCCTCGACCACTTCCTGACCGGCGGACACCCAGACCCCGTCAAGATCGCAATGGACCCATCGGATGCGGGCCGGGTGATCGGAAACGCGCTGCGAGAAAACGGCTTTGAACCGAAGGAATGGCAGCCGCAGGAGCAGCAGGGCGCCAACCAAGCAAACCGGCGATGGCTACCACACGGCTAGCGGGCGCCCTGGTGGCGCTCCTGACATGTATGGCGGTGGCAGGCTGCCACAAGCCTGAGGAACCTACACCAACCCCGCGTGAAGACAAGCAGCAGTACACATTCCGCTGGATACGCAATGCAAGCCTGGACCTCATGTCCCCCGAAGGCACCTTCGCGCGGGCCATAAGCGAGTCCTACTGGAGCCAGTACTCAGCGGAACACCGAGGTCGTGCGGCGCTTGCCGAAAAGGGTTACCCCGGAGTCGAACACGCAGAAAATAACGTATGGGACGCCTACGACATTGGTGGTGATCCAGCTCAACGGACCACCGTCGGTACGGATTACTACGAGGTAGTGGCGTTCAGTCAGGATGGTGACCGTTATACCGCCACGATCTGCCGCTACACCGGACAGACAGCTGTGAAATGGGGCGATGGAACATACGCAAGCCGGGGATCTACCCCGACTGGCACCGCTTCGGTGTATGTCTTCGGTCCCGATCCCGCGCTGGACCCTGCGAAGCAGCACGAGCCCCCTGCACAACAGCGTGGACCCGCCCGGCGACCCACCGACAACGTGTTCGGAACCTGGCTGCTGTTCGAGGAGCCGCGCATCAGCGAGGAACAACACCGGGCATGCAACAAGCTGGCCCCTGGCACCCCCACCAACTGGCCCGACCCGTACAAACGCTCTGACCCACCTCCTACGCTGTCACCCGATCCCGGCTGGCCTGAGGCAAGCTCGGCGTAATTGGTAGGGCGAGTGTGTCATTCGTCATCCGGTATTGCCCGCAATCCGCGCCGAGGATCTTGGGCTTGCGCGGAGCGGACTGCCTGGGCGATGTGATCGCCGAGGCCGCGCACGACATCTTCGGTCACGTAGTACTTGGCTGCTTGCCGACCGACCCGCATCCGCTCGGCGGTGAAGTCGACTTGGCTAGAGATGTCTTCGCGGGCGGTGGCCTCGGTGATGTTCAGGCCGTGTTCCTCGCTGAGGTACCGGACGAGGAGTTGTGCGCGGGCGTTCATCCAAGGGGACCGACGAGCGGGCATGGCCTTGACCATAGGGGGTCGATGGCTTTCGGTGGCGTAACCAGCCAACACCGATTCAAGCCGATCGCGGGGAGGGCATTCCGTTGCCAGACCTATCCCGCCGCCGCGAGCATGGCATTCCGAACGCTGTCCTCGTCGGTGGCGGTGTACATCTGTGTGGTGGCGATTGAGTCGTGGCCTAGAAGCTCCTTGACGGCGACGATGTCGCGAGTGGCCCGGTATGCGCGGGTAGCGGTGCGGTGGCGCAGTGAGTGCATGGTCCAAATGCCGGGCATGATCCGGGCGCATAGAGTCCCGACCCAGCGTGGGGACAGGTGACCGTTGTCGTTGCCCGGAAAGAGGTAGCCCGTGGAGGGCGCGCCTGGAGTGTGACCAGCCGCCCCGGCCGCGATCATTGTGGCGAGCTTGTCGGTAATAGGAATCAAGCGGCGTTTGTTGCCTTTGCCGTGTACGACGAGCTGTGAACGTCCGGGTACATAGACGAGGTCGTCGGTGCTGGCTACAGCGACTTCCGCGCGACGCATCCCATGGTCTGCCATCTCAAGCATCACTAGTTCACGGGGGTCGGCCTCGGTGCGGGCCGCGTCTCGTACGCCCTCCGGGGTTGGCCGAGGCATCGGCTTACGCGCCTTCACCGTCGGGAGTGAGTAGGTCAGATCGGTGGCGATGTGACCTTTCCGGTACGCCCAGTTAAAGAATTTTCGGATGGTTGATCGGTAGCTGCGGCGGGTCTCCGTTGCCCAGTGTTTGTTTTGATTGCCGAACCAGTTGAGCAGAAGGTCTTCGCCGACCTCGTTGGGTGCGCAGTCGAGCGCACGGGCCATGCGGGCAAGGTGTGAGCGTCGCGTGTTGAGCGTGGTGCGCGGCTGGTCAGCGGCGGCAAGATAGTTCAGGTAGCCGTCGATTAGCGGTACCCATGCGTGCGGGATCGGCTTGGGTTTGCCGGTATTCTCAGCAGGTAGACGCGGCGCGGTATACACAAGCGTGCAATCTAGTGAGTTTCCTGTGAGTTTCCTGGATGGAGACAT